ATTAACTGAGCCGGATTTCCACCTTCAGCAAAGCCGTGCCGCATCATGGCCGGAAGAACCGCACCACCATCAGACTCCGGCGCAAGGCCACCACTGGCATAATGACCCTTAGAGGCAGCGTCCTTAGTCGCAGCGTCGTAATCTACGGTCTTGTAACCACCGGCCAGACCAACCGCATCGGGGTGATGCTTCTCAACGTCCTGCGCGATAAGACCAATGCGCGTTCCCGGTTCGTTCTTGTAACGGAACTTAACAATCTTCTGGCCGTCAAAGGTCTTACCAATCGGCTCAACAGCTTCCTTGAGGCGCTTATCCGAGAAGAATGGCGCTGCTTGGGTTGTATTTGTGGTCGAGCCAGACAGCGCACCCGTACCCATTGCGATGTTTGCAAGGAACTGGGCCTGCTGATACGGGAAGCCCTGTTCTTGGAGGAACTGGTTGTAAAGCGCGGTCTGACCGGCCTGCTGGGTCTGCTGCGCCACAGTACCCGCTCCAAGCTGGGCCTGACCCGCCGCTAGAGCGTTCTGCTGGGCCTGCGTACCCATACCGGCAAGAGCCTGAGACGTTCCCGCCCCCATGCCGTATAGGCCTTGACCGAGGCCAGCCATCTGGCCCGCAGCGCCTGCGCCCATGCCATACTGCTGCTGCGCCAAAGCTGCCTGCTGGCCCGACTGCGCCGCGCCCTGTCCAAAAGTCTGCTGGCCCAATTGGGCGAGGTTCTGACCCAAACCGGACTGCTGGGCGTAATTCTGCTGGCCGAGACCCTGCATGAAGCCGCCCATGCCGGTCCCCATGCCATACAGGCCCTGACCCAGACCCTGCTGGGCCGACGCTGCGCCCATGCCCTGACCATAAAGCTGCTGGCCCATAGCGGCCTGCTGCTGGGCGGTCTGCGCCCCCTGACCGAATAGCTGCGAACCAAGCGCGGCCTGAGCCTGACCGGTTCCCATCTGTTGCCCGTACTGCTGCTGACCAATACCAGCCAGAGCCTGCCCAGAACCAATGCCCTGACCATACAACTGCTGGCCGAGAGCAGCCTGCTGCTGCGCGGTAGCCATGCCCTGACCAAAACCCTGCTGACCAATACCCAACATCTGCTGAGAAGCCTGCTGCTGGGCTGCACGATTAGCCTGAGCGGCACCCAAGCCAAGCTGCTGCTGCTGCTGGGCGGCACCGAGGGCCTGCCCGTAGCCTTGGTTCATAAGACCGGCAACGGTCTGACCGGTAGCCAAACCCTGCTGGCGGGCCAAATTGGCCTGCGCGAGGCGACCGCGATCACCGCCAAACGCGCCTTGTGCAACTTGATTACCCACAAGGCTGGACTGCTCCTGACCCTGCTGCTGGCGCAAATTCGCCATGGTCGAGCCGACAACGCTGTCTAGGTACGGGGACATATACTGATTGATCTGCTCCCCACCCAACGGACCGGCATTAACAGCCTGAGAACCTGATAGGCCAAAATTAGTGGCAAGCTGCTGATACGGCTGCGCCCCGGCCTGAGCCGCACCAAGACCGGCAGCGGCCTGCTGCTGAAGCGGCTGGGCAGCGCGATTACCCTGCATGATGCTGCGGATAGCCGCCTGATTAAGGGGTTGCGCGGCAGAAGCGGCAGAATTGATATTCCCTGCGGCATTACCCTGAAGAGGCTGGGCCGCTTGACCCGCCTGCTGGAGACTACTCAGGGAAGCGCCGCCCAAGGCACCGCCAACATCCTGCGCTCCAGTGATGTTCTGAGCCGCCTGCCCATAATACGGTGTGGCAGCACCCAAGCCAGCTTGGGCGTACTGACCAGCGGCCTGATTGTACGGCTGCGAGGACTGCAAGGCATTTTGGTATTGGTTATAAGCGCCGCCCTGAAGACCTTGAGCGGCCTGAGCGCCCTGCTGCAAAGGCTGATACGCAGCCTGAGTACCTGTGACACCGGCATTCAGACCACCCAAAAGCTGTTGAGTAGCCTCGCCATAATAGGGGGTTGCCGCAGCCTGACCGCCCATAAGCTGCTGGGTAGCACCTTGGAAATATGGCTGCGCCACACCGCCCGCAGCGGAGATGGCGTTCATGCCGGTCTGTTGCGCTTGATTTATAGGGGCAACAAACGCATTTGGATCAGTGCTATATTGCCGGAACGGTGTCGCAGCCACCTCTGTAGCGCGAGCATTGACCGCCCGGTAGTTCTGCATAACCTCGGGAGGAATCGATACTTGTTGCGTCGTCTGGGCTGTACCACCGCACATACTAGTGTTCCTGTCTCGTCAGATGTTCTTTTTTGCTGTTGTAAACAAAAAATGCGCCCCGCTGCTCACCGAAAGCGCGTTCGTACAACCGGATTTTAGGCGCTATTTTAGTGGTGCTTTGGATGCCGACAATTAGCGGCAAACCCATGTCATCAGCGAATTTCTTGGAGAAATCACACAACTTGCGGGCCAGTCCAAGACGGCCACTGCGATACTTGGGATGCACAAAAATCCCCCGCTCCTCTACGACATTATCTTCGGAGTACCACGGGTTACCAATGCGGAGCAGAACACCAGCCTGAATGGTCTCACCGGGCTTACCAATAATACCAAATATCCCACGATCCAGAGACAAGGCAGAGTATACTTCCCGCAACACCTTCTCTGGACTGATGTTTGAAAAGCCCATTTCCTCGTAGGTATTAGAAAGTTGGCTCATGATGTCATGAACGTCAGCTACCGTACCAATTCTGATCTCGGTTTGTTCTTCCATGTTCCTACTCAGTTCTTCTTAGGACCGGGTAAATTCTTTAAGGTCTTAATAGTACGCGCCCTAAAACCTTCTACAAAGTGGTCAAGAATTTTGTGGCCGTCGTCCATTGACCCTTTGCCAATCCGTATAACATCTTTTGGATCAATAACATATTCACCTCCGGCGGCTACAATTGGTACGGAATCCACCTCCCCTCCCTCGGCCTTACCCGGAGATGGAACTCCGTAAGGAAGACCGCCGCCCGTGTAGGGGAGACCAGCACCGGCTTTGGATGAGCCATAAAACGGTTGAGCAAATATGTTCTTGGCTACTCGAAAACCCGCCATCGTGTTGCCCTCCCCCATCGCAGAAATGATGTCCGCAGGGATGACGTAGGACCCCGATTTGACATGCATGTTCAGGTGGTCGGTCCTACCGGCAACTGGGCTATGGATCGGTCCAACGTGAATTTTGCCCATTTTGGGCTTCTTGATGTGCATCTTAGGCATGGGCATTTTCGGCATACCGCCACGCGCGTTATTTTCGCGGGCAATGTTTAGTGCGGCCTCTAGGTCCTTTAAGGGCATGGCTTCCTCACGAATAGCTAACGGATACCGTCTGGCCCGTTCCGGGGGTCACGACAATACCGTTCACAACTGGCAGGTTTACAAAGATTATTCCCGGCGTGTCCGGGATGGTGAAGATTGGGTTATTCGTCAGCGAAGCATTGTTGGTGTCGTAAATGGTGCCAGAAGTGCTACCGCCAACGATAATGCTCACCATAGCAACTCGGCCAGAGCCTGTTCTAACGAGGGTTGCGGAAGTTATATCCGGTGAAATACGCGCCCCGTTAACAGCCAGATACGTCTGCGCCAGACCGTTAATGGCTGTCACGACGTTCTTTGCTGCTGTCAGCATGTCATCTAAGGAAGCCATTTACTCTCCTATGGTCCCGTAGGGCCGGTTGGACCCGTAGCGCCCGTTGGACCAGTGACAGAAGGCCCAGTAGGCCCAGTTGGCCCGACAGGACCGCCAGAAGGACCAGTTGGCCCGACACTCCCCGTAGGACCAGTTGCACCACCGGGACCCGTAGGTCCGACTGACGCCGCAAAATTAGCGTCCAAGTACGGGTTGCCGGTCTTGTACGGGATGACCATTAGAACTTCCCGTCAGGTTGCAAACGGTAGCGGATGTTACCCAGACGCCAGAAGGAATTGATGTCACTGCTCGAAATTTTGATGGAAACCAGCCTGCCCCGGAACCGGGGGGTGACGTACTGCGTAGATTGGGTGACCGTGAACGGCCCCGACACCAGCGGCGTCTGCCCAGCGTAATCCGTATAGTAGAACGTAATCTGGACGTTTGCGTTCTGTGTTCCGCCGTAATAGCCCCATTTCATGTCGGGCCAGACCTGATCAATGAAGGTCTTAACGTCAGCCTCGCTTAGGGCGAAGTAGCCAGTCTGAAAGCTGGATAGCATTGGCTGGCCGTCATCATTTGGCGAAGTCTCATGCTGGTATATATAACCCTCTGGACTAGACCCAATTGGGTTACCAAGGACCGACTGATTGATCCACGCAGTCCGGCCCAACGTCCCAAAATCCCACTGTCCAAGACCTTTGTTATATTTAACGTATTTTGCGACTTCACCATTGCTGCTAGTGGTCGGGTAGTACCATGTTATTTCATTAAAAAGAGAATTTGCCCCGCACCTAATTTTATTAACATTGGTCAAATCGATGTCTTGGAAGATTACGTCCCAGACGGGGCAATAAATGGACTCAACGCCATTTCCTGACAATATGTAAAACTGTGACGGACCCATCCAATAAACAGCACCATTAAGCGTACCGGCTGCTTTTTGCCCTATCAGGCCGCACCCAGTTCCAATTTCGTTAAAACTGTAGATGTATGGCTGTCCGATATATTGCATGGACCAGCATGCCGTATCAGTCCAAATCAGGCCCTGTTGCGGACCTTGAATGCCGCCCACAATGCGTGAGCCGCGCGGGATGCGGTAAGAACCAGCTTGATTAGTTACAGAGGCAATCCAATCTTCATAGTTTTCAACGTCGCACCAACGAACAAGAAGATGATCAATTATGCCGTTAAAGGTAGAGCCATAGGCGATAATCTGTCTTTGAGGCATTGCAACAAAGCACCCAGTATTTGCAGTTGGCGCGTTTGTAATGACTGATGCTAGAGTTGGATTAATCAGTGGGTTCCATTCGTAGATTACATTTTCAAATGGGTTTGCAATCAAAACGCCGCCCCAGTTGTCCAAAGACCAGTCAGTGGCCGTTATAGCGGTTCCGGGATTAGCCGTAGGTGTTACGCCACTTCCGTATCCGCCAACGCCATAGGGGCCAACACCGTAACCCGTACCAAGTGGCAGGGGGCCATCGCCAATGAATAATTCATAGCGGGCAAGACCACCATTCATAGGAGCGGTGTCGGTTGCATCGGCTGCGTTAGACGTTTGAATGCTGAATACGCTTGTAGAAAGAATTTCTCTAACCAAATAATTACCAGAAATGGTAATTCCGGCCACTGTTGTGGATACTAAGGCTGTAAAGGTATCCCCTACGGTATATCCATTATCTGCTAAAGTTACTTCAACAATGGATACACCATTTGTCGTGTCGTAAACGGGAACAGCGCCACCAGTAGTAACGGTAACAAGAGCGTAGGCAGGTTGCCCAAGGACATCAGTAGCATAGATGTTGAAGGAGTTAGCGCCAATAGCAAAACATTGGTACATTCCAAAAAGGACAAGACCGCCTACGCTTATTTGCGTTTGTATGTAAACGCTATTGTAGGAAGTAACATTGCTTGCAGTAATGTTGATGGTTACTTCATTGCTGCCAGAAACGGTGTCTACATCAACTCCAACATTATAAATTTCAGTCTTTGGAGTAACATCTAGCAAAACATTTTGTGACAGCACTTCAAGCTGATCAACCGCACCAATAGCCAGATATTTCTCGTCGTTAGCGTCCGCCCACGCCCATAGGCACCGAACAGCACTGGAAATAGGGTTGGCAAAATACTTAGTCCAACCGCCCAATTTTTGGGGCAGGCCAAGACCCTGAGCATCAGGCACAAAGCGGATAAGCTGCGACTCAGAGATCGCAGTCTCGTTCAAAGCCGGTGTCCGGTTCTGATTTACGCCCGGAATGAGTTTGAGAGAGGCATGCGGCATTTATTAGCCTCTGGAGGGAGTAGCCACGGGGGACGGTGACTGGGACGACCAGCCGGACGCCTCAAACTTCTTCCGAGCCTCTTCAACAGCAGCGCCCTTCAGAAGGGCCTGATACTGACCTTCATAGCTTTGGGCCATAGCCGGATCATCGCTCTGGCGACCAAAGTTGCGCTGGTATGCGCTGACGTAAACCATGGACGCCATGATCATAACGTCAGGGAGATACAGGCTGATAAAGGTTGTTGGGGTGGCAACCGAAAGGCTTGTGGGGCGGAAGGTCCCAACAATTTCAACAAAGTAGTTCGCGTCAGGATACGGCCCAATCAGAAACAAATTGTCGTTAAAGGGGACAAAATACTGAGGAACGCCGGTATAGGTAGAAGCGCCGTATACAGCGTCTAGGAACTCTTTGGTGGTCGGAAGGCAGGGGACGCGCGTCCCAGAATTGGGATCGGCTGTCCCGGCGGGGGTGATAATGTTGATTTGCTCAGAAACAACAATTGTACCCTGCGGTATGGTGATCGACCGGGTTCCCATCGTGCAGGCGTAGCCTGTGAGCGCCGTAGATGTGAACAGAAAATCCAGATCACGGCACATGCGGTTTTCGGCGTAGGTGATCATCTGCGGAAGGATTTCGACAAACGCCGGATCATTCTCCGCAACTACCGCCATGGTGGCGATCTGGGTCACATACTGGGAATAGGTTAAACCTGTAGTCATACGTCACCCAACCGGCAGAAGTGCCGCCTCTGCTTCGCGCCTAGCCACAA